AGAAGTGGTTTAAAGACAAATGGGTACGCATGGGACCTGGTGGTAAAATAAGAGGCACGTGTGGTGGTAAGAAAAAGGGCGAAGGTAAACCTAAATGCTTACCTAGATCAAAAGCATACGCACTAGGCAAAAAAGGTAGGGCGAGTGCGGCACGTAGAAAGAGAAGAAAAGACCCTAATCCAAACAGAAGAGGAAAAGCAATTAACGTCGCTACTAAAAAGAAATAATGAAAATAAGAAATAGACAAAGAAACGTTCCATACCAAATGCCCATAAAAAGGGATATCACTAAATTCTATATGAATGTTGCAAGTAAGATAAACTTCTATTCATGGTCCATTAGAAACAAATACAAAACAGCATAATGAAAATAGCAGAAGTAGTTTTAGAGAAGTGGTCTAAAAAATACAAGAAGTCAATCAACTGCAACAATCCAAAAGGTTTTTCACAAAAAGCACACTGCGCCGGCAGAAAAAAACGCAAGTCAAAATAACACCATAAACACTACAAGATAAATTTTTTCCATAAATACACTATATTAACAAGGGGGAGGTTGTGTCTTGAATTTTGTTGCAAATATTCCATATACAAAGTGCTGGGTTCGTAAAGAATACTTACACGACCTTGAAAGAGGCCACGGCGAATTTGTAGAGGCAGTAATCATTGCTGTTAAGTCTGTGCAAGGCAGAGCATTAATGTTCGAAGCATATCTTCCAGAGTATGGTGCTTGTTTCGATAAATTTCCACTATCAGCATTTGTTTGGAAAACAGACATCAAAGAAGAAGAGCAATTACCTTTAGGCACATTGGAACTTTGGGATAGTTTCAGTTCTAACATCCAAGTATGGACAAAATCTATGCTTAAAAACTGTGATGTAGAAATCATGCTAAAAGGTGGCGGCAGAATGAAAGGCGAATATCTATTCACAATAGATGCTTGTCATGGTGATCCAAACACAGTCAACACTGGCGTTTCAGAAGTGCCAAGCGAACACAAACAACACAATTTTGGTAGATTGATCAATGGTCAATATTTCGCACAACCAAATAATAGAATGCTTTGGTACGAGCAATCACTTACTCCTTCCGAATTAAAAAGACCAGACTTCCAAGTAAGCACACGTGAATTTTTCTGTGAAAACGAAAGTAGCCATACTTTTGGTGATACCAACGATTACTTCTACGAAGAAAAAGACAGTCCACTCAAAGATTAATCATTGACTTTATCCTAAGAATTAAGTATAATCAGTTATATTAATTTTTAAAAATAGGTTTAGTTTATATGATAGAAGGATTTAAAATTCCAAAAGTAACATTCAGAATAAGAACAGGTGATGAAGTTGAAACTGATGGCGGCTGTGCTATTGGTGGCGAATGGCATAATGCTACAACAGATTCATATTTTAAAGGTAAAAGAGTAGTAATTTTTAGTTTACCAGGAGCATTTACTCCTACGTGTTCAAGCCAACAACTTCCAGGTTTCGAAAAAGAATATGCCAATATTAAAGGCATGGGAATAGATGAAATTTATTGTGTGTCAGTAAATGATTCATTTGTGATGAACGCATGGGCAGATAGAATGCAGATTCAAAACGTAAAAATGATTCCAGATGGTTCTGGAAACTTTACAAGATTTATGGGTATGCTAATTGGAAAAAACCATTTAGGCTTCGGAAACAGAAGTTGGAGATACATGGCAGTTGTAAAAGACGGTGTGGTAGAAAAATGGTGGCAAGAGCCAGGCATAAACAATGAAGGCACTGACGATGACCCATATGTTGAGTCAACGCCTGAAAACATGGTAAAATATCTAAAAGGAGAATAATATGTCAGCAAGAACATACGGCCCTGAAGAACAAGCAAAACTAAAAAGAATCATCGATGAAGGTTCAAATGTTTTACAGGAAGTAGAAGACTTAAATGCAGGACTTAAAGACACTGTCAAAGCAGTGGCAGAAGAGTTAGAAGTCAAGCCTGCACTAATCAACAAGGCAATAAAAATTGCACACAAAGGTGAGTGGAGCAAATATTCTGAGGCTTTCGATAGTTTAGAAAATTTAATTATTGCAGTTGGCAAAGACAAGTAATGAAATATATTGTCGACATCGACAACACAATTTGTTATAACGAAAACAGCAATTACGAGCAAAGCAAACCAGATATGGATCGTATCGCTAAACTTAACAAATTGTTTGATGAAGGCAACGAGATACATTACTGGACAGCAAGGGGTGGTAATTCAGGTATAGATTGGACTGAACTCACACACAAACAACTTTCTGAATGGGGGGTTAAATTTACTTCCATTCAGATGAAGAAGCCTGTATATGATGTTTGGGTTGATGATAGAGCAGTAAACATAAAGGACTTTTTTAATGAGAATTGATTATAACATACATTTAGATTATTCAGACGTATTGTTACAACCTAAGAGATCAGCATTAAGTTCTAGGAGAGATGTTGATATATTAAGGAAGTACAAATTTAGAAACAGCGGAAAAGAATTGACTTATGTGCCGGTGATGGCATCAAACATGGATGGCGTAGGCACTTTTTCTATGGCAAGGGTGTTGCAAGAATTTAAAATGTTGACTGTGATTAGAAAGCATTACACAATAGACGATTGGAAAGAAGCGGCAGGCACAGGGATGAAATTCAAATACGTATCTGCCTGCGTAGGCACAGGTGCACTTTGGGACGAAAACGCACAAGACTATCAAACACTGAAAAAGGTTATGGAGGCATTTCCAGACATTCCAGTTATAACCATTGATGTTGCAAATGCGTATCATGAACAATTTGTTTCATTTGTACAGAGAATAAGAAATGAATATCCAGACAAAATTATAATTGCTGGTAATGTTGTAACACCAAACATGACAGAAGAATTAATACTAAACGGAGCCGACATAGTCAAAGTTGGTATAGGTCCAGGTAGTGTGTGTACTACACGAACACAGACTGGTGTTGGCGTTCCGCAATTTTCTGCAATAATTGAATGTGCCGATGCGGCTAATGGAGTCGACGGACACATCATTGCAGATGGAGGTTGTACACAACCAGGAGATATTTCAAAGGCATTAGGAGCAGGCGCACACTTTGTCATGCTAGGAGGTATGTTAGCAGGACACGATGAAGGCGAAACACAATTAAAAGATGGCAAAAGATATTTTTATGGAATGAGTTCACAATCAGCATTCGATACACATGGCGCAAGAAAAGATGGATACAGAGGCACAGAAGGCAAGACAGTTATACTAGACGACAAAGGCCCAGTCAAAGACACTGTTGAACAATTATTAGGTGGTATAAGAAGCACTTGCACTTATATAGGTGCTAGACGTGTTAAGGATATGCCTAAGTGTGCTCACTTCGTGTGTGTAAACAATGTAATAAACAGAGTGTTTGACAAATATGAAAAATGATCAAATTTTAAAATGGATTGCTACATTTACATTAATTGTAGGAACTTTCGTTAACGCAGGATTTCCACATCTCTATCCGATAGGTCCAATGCTTTTAGCATTAGGTGGAATAATTTGGTTAGTCGTTTCAGTGATTTGGAAAGAGCCGGCACTGATAACTACAAATGCAGTATTGACAATTACCGGAATAGGCGGTATAATGTTATATTATTTGCGTTAGGCCCAATCAGCCACAAGTGATTATTAGGTATGTGTCAGCCACAAATGACATTAGGAGAATGAATGAGTTATATAGATGGTTATTTTGACAGAGGTTCCGATCTCATAAGAATAGTTGAACGTCAAAATGGCGAAAGAGTTTTCAAAGAATATCCAATCAAATACACATTTTATTATGAAGACCCACGTGGAAAATATAAAAGCACGACGGGTAAATCCTTAAACAGAATTATTTCCAAGACCACAAAAGACTTCCATAAAGAACTTGCAATCAATAGGAACAAAAATTTATTTGAATCTGATATAAATCCAATATTCCAATGCTTGAGCGAAAACTATTTAAATCGTGATGCGCCAGAATTAAGAACTGCGTTCTTTGATATTGAGGCAGACTTCGATCCTGAGAAAGGTTTTAGTAATCCAAGCGATCCATTCATGCCGATAACGGCAATCACTGTTGCGTTACAATGGTTAGACAGCACAGTGACTTTCGCTATGCCACCCAAAACAATGAGTATAGATGAGGCAAAAGAAGTCACAAAAGGAATAGAAAATTTATATCTTTACAAAGATGAAGGAGAAATGCTGACAGCATTTCTAGATATAATTCAAGACGCTGACGTAATTAGTGGTTGGAATTCAGAAGGTTATGATATACCTTATGTGGTAAACAGAATACAGAAAATTTTAAGCAAAGATGATACAAGAAAACTTTGCTTATGGAAACAACTGCCTAAGAAAAGAGTATTTGAAAGATTTGGTCGTGAGCAAGAAACATACGACCTAGTTGGCAGAGTGCATTTAGATTCATTAGAACTTTATAGAAAATACACTTATGAAGAAAGACATTCTTATAGATTAGATGCTATCGGTGAACATGAACTAGGAGAAAAGAAAACTGTTTATGAAGGCAGTTTGGATCAATTATACAATCAAGATTTCAGAACTTTCGTTGAATATAACAGACAGGACGTTAATCTTATTGACAAACTAGATAGGAAACTAAAATTTATTGCACTTACAAATGAACTTGCACACGCAAACACAGTCTTACTACAAACAACACTAGGTGCAGTTGCAGTTACTGAACAAGCAATTATCAATGAAGCACACAGAAGAGGCGTTCAAGTTCCGAATAGACCTAAGAGAGATTCGGATAGTACAACAGCCGCAGGTGCTTATGTGGCGTTTCCGAAAAAAGGATTGCATGACTGGATAGGATCAATGGACATCAATTCACTGTATCCTTCGGTGATTAGGGCATTAAACATGGCTCCCGAGTGTGTGATGGGACAATTAAGACCAAGTCATACAGATGAATACATTGAAGAACAAATGACTCTACAAAAGAAATCATTTGCGGGTGCTTGGGAGAATCATTTTGGTTCTTTAGAATATGATGCAGTGATGGAACAAAGGAAAGATATATCCATACACGTTGATTGGGAAGATGGAAAATCAGAAGTAATGAGTGGTGCTGAAGTGTACAAGATGGTTTTCGACAGCAACAATCCTATGATGTTAAGTGCTAATGGTACAATATTCACAAGTGAATTTGAAGGAGTCATTCCAGGACTACTTGCACGTTGGTATAAAGAAAGAAAAGAAATGCAAAGTATGTTAAAGAAAGCCAAAGAGGCAAACAACAATGCTGAAATAGAATTTTGGGATAAAAGACAACTTGTAAAAAAGATTAATCTAAATTCACTGTATGGTGCAATTTTAAATCCAGGTTGTAGATTCTTTGACAAACGTATAGGTCAATCCACTACGTTATCGGGTAGACAGATTAGTAAACACATGGCGGCAAAAATTAATGAAGTGATCACAGGCGAATACAACCACGTAGGAAAAGCAATAATATATGGTGACACTGACTCCGCTTATTTTAGTGCGTATGAAGTATTGAAAAAAGAAATTAATGATGGCAGTATACCTTGGACTAAAGAAAGTGTAATAAAGTTATATGATCAAGTGTGTGAAGAAGTAAATGGCAGTTTTAAAAAGTTTATGGCTGAGGCTTTCCATTGTTTAAAAAGCAGAGCAGAAGTGATACAAGCAGGTAGAGAATCTGTTGCTGAAACAGGATTGTTTATCACAAAGAAAAGATATGCTATATTAATATATGATCTAGAAGGTTATAGACAGGATGAAGGCGATAAACCAGGCAAAATAAAAGCAATGGGCCTGGACCTCAAAAGATCAGACACACCAGCATTTATGCAAGACTTCTTGAATGAACTGTTACTTAAAACACTAACAGGTGCTAAAGAAGATGAAATTATTGAACGTATTATTGAGTTTCGTAGTGAGTTTAGAAACATGCCAGCATGGCTCAAAGGCACACCCAAACGTGTGAACAAACTTACACACTATTATAACAGTGAATATATGATTGATCCTAAAACAGGTGATGAAATATACAAAGGCAAAGCAAACATGCCAGGACATGTTAGAGCGGCTATCAACTATAATAGAATGCGTAGAATGAACAGTGACAAATATAGCATGGAAATTATGGATGGTATGAAAACTATTGTGTGTAAATTAAAAGCAAATCCAATGGGTTTTACTAGTATTGGTTATCCAACAGATGAAACCCGTTTGCCAGAATGGTACAAAGAACTTCCGTTTGATAGTGAGGAAATGGAACAAGGAATCATTACAAAAAAGATTGAAAACTTACTTGGTGTGATGAATTGGGATCTTGCAAAAGCTGAAGATAAAACTACATTTGACAGTTTGTTCGACTGGAATTGACATAAATAAAGTACGCACTTAATTAATGCGTTTGGCTTTATTAGGACCGTACAGGCATGACAGAACTAGAACAAATAGAACAACTCACATCACGTTTTTGTAGAAAAATACCAACAACAAAAGAATACACAGATAGGCTAGCAGAAGAAGTAGAACTAATACTCAAGCATAGATTTACCAAACACTTTGTAAGAGTACATCAAATACTAGAACTAGCCAAAGACTTTCCACACATAACCAGAGGATCAGCAGGATGCAGTCTTGTTTGTTTTCTTATGGGCATAGGTGATGTAGATCCAATTGAACAACAAATACCACTAGCACGTTTTATCAATCCAAAACGTGACGACTTACCAGACATTGATTTGGACTTTCCACATTGGGCTCAGCCAATAGTAATGCAACGTGTATATGACAACTGGCCCAGACAAAGTGCTAGGGTATCAAACTTTGTAACATACAAACCAAAAAGTGCATTGCGTGAAGCATGTAAGCGTCTTGGTGTACCACACAACAAGTTGGGTAGAAACTTTAAACTTACAGAAGTTATTCCAGGACAAGAAGGCGAAGCCGAACGCATAGCAAGAAAGCTGGAAGGCAAGAAAAACTATATCAGCAAACATTGTGGTGGTGTACTTATATTTGATAGAAAGGTACCCAAAAGTCTTATCAATGGTGAAAACCAAATACTACTGGACAAGTATGAAATAGAAGACCTTGAACACTTTAAAATTGATATACTTGCAAACAGAGGACTCAGTCAACTGTGGGAAATAAATGGCAAACAACCAATGGACTATCCACAGTATGATGAAAAG